TTACAGTCAAGTTGCAGTTCTTCCACAATGTTCATCAGAATTTCAGATTGGTCAGAATCATCAATGTCAATAAGGATGGTGTCATCAGCCAAAACCCCGCCGAACCCGTTCAGGTTTTTCACTTCATCATAGGTTTTCCATGTGGTTCTGTTTTTTAGTTTTTCAATGCTTGCCTTGCCTTTGGTTTCAACATAACCTTTGTAAAGCATCTTTTATCACCTACCTTATGTGATGTTTTCTAACACCTTTTTATAAAAATCCTTATTCCTGATGTTGCTGTTGTACCGGGACTGATAGGAACGAAGCAGTGTTTTCACTTCTGCAAGTTCTTTTCTGCACCCTTTCACTTCTTCATTCCATCTGTCCCACCCTTCCGACTTATGCAGCGGTGTTGACTTCTTGTAACTGTCACGGGTATATAAAGCATCCCGCAACTGCTTCTGACAATACCTGACTTTCTGTTCATACCCTGTGATATACCGTTCAGTTTCCAACTGTTTCTGTTCAAACTGTTCAATCCAGTCCTGAACAAATTCTTTAATCTGCTGTTCACATTCCGGGGTGAAACTGCTTCTGATAAGTTTCAGCAGTTTCCTGACCTTGGCAATGCTGCGGATATTCAGAAATTCTTCAAGATGAACAGTCATTGAACCATTTTCATATCTGATTTCTAAATCCATGAAAAACCTTCCTTCCCGGTGTTACGCTACAACACCAAATTGTTTCAAGCGTTTCTTTGCTAAATCTATGTACCACTGCCTATCAAGTTCAGGCGGTGTTTTTACCCCAACAACTGAATCATTGAAAATGAAACAGTGGTCAGGTGTATTACCGAATTTTTCACCTTTGGTTTTCACCTGTTTACGTTTCAGCAATCTGCCGTCCTTCTGATCGTTAGATGCAAACACCCTGTATGACTTATATGTGTATTTGTCCTTGTCAGGGTATTCATACACCGTCTTGATTGTTCTTTTGCCTATATGACTGACAAGTGGGGTGCAATGTTCATGTTCCACCCAATCATACTTGTCTGATAACTTGACAATCTTCTGAAACATAATCAGGTCATCACACTGATTGATGGTCTGTTCAACCGGGGTTTTCTTGACCATGTAGTCAACCAATGCTTTATTCAGAATTGGCAGATCATTGTCAACCGCTGAAAGTTCCTTCACATAAGCACCGATTCTTTCAACACCACCGTCAATACCAACCCAAAGGTAATTGTTCACATCCTTCTGATAGATTTCACTGATGTTATCCAGTTCAAGAAGAATTGAACACTGATCTGTTGAACAACGCTGTTCCCACTCCCAACAAATATCATCAACCATTTCAAAGGCTTCATCTGTGTCAGGAATCCAAATAATAAGACCATCCGTGTTGGACTGAATCAGTTCAAATCCCGGTACAACTTCAAGGTGTTCAATCAGGTCAAGCAACATCAACTGACCGTTGATGCACATACAGTTATTGTTTCTTGGGTCATACGCTGCATTGGTTTCATCCTTCATTGCACCTGACAAGGCGTTCAGCATCTTCTTATATGGCAACTGTGCTTTCTTCCACCGCTTGACTTCTTTCTTGTTTCCGGCGTTTTTTGCAGCAATCTGTTTTTCTTTCATGGCTTTTCGTGTGTTATACACCAACGGGTAATTGTCATTAGTTGCTGCCCTTGTAACCAGTCCCCAAGCAATCAGCATTGAAGGATAGTAATTGTTTACATCAACGTGCAGCAGTTGCCCGGTCTTGTGAATTGGTGTGGCTGTTGCCCCATGAACACCGCCAAAACCGAATGAATGAGGAATACCCGCAACCACGGTTTCAAGTCCCTGTTCCTTGTACCATGTGCGTTTTGAGTATTTATCCATGTGTGCCAAGTCCATTGACAAGGCTTCTTGTCTTTTCTGTTCAAACCAGTCCTGAACATATTTATATTTTTTCAGTTGCAAGCACGGCAAGAAGTAAAAATCAAATTCATCTTCAAATGATTTGCGGGAACACCCAAGCACCTTTGCGGTGATTCTTGCTTCACTGTCCCCTATATCAGACAGGTTCACAATGTCCGGGAAAGCCTGAATGATACCGTGCATTGCATTAAATTCATCTATTTTTTCAAGGAATACTTTGATGGTTTCTTCCACATCATGCCGACAGTAGAAAACCGTCATTTCAATTTCTTCCTTGGTCAATTTCCTGTTTATTCTAAAATCAACATCCGTTTCCTTGATATTGCTACCAAGAAAACCTTCCAGTGTTTTCAAACCAACCGGGGGGTTCGGCATAACATCATAGTTAATCATTGGAACTTTGTTGAACGCTGATGAAAATTGCCACCCTTCCCTTTTTTCAACAATTATCCAGTCATTGATTCTTTTTGGGTTCATTCCCAACAGAATCCCCTTAAATATGTACTGGTCATAGTGGCGGTTATTATAACCTACCCATATATCCTTGCTATTCGCTTCATATAAGGCTTTTAATTCATCAGGGTTATTGATTATCACATATTCTTTTTTCTTGGTCACATCAATGAAAACGGCAAGCCAATCTTCCTTGAAAACCTCAAAGTCATAAAAAATCACTACATTCACCCTTTCTGAAAATAGCGGTGGAAGGTGCGACCCCGCCACCGCCTGATAATATTCTAAGTTAAGACTTCTTAACTTTTCAAGTAAAATTTTTTAGCAGTCAAAAACTTCCTTGATTGTGATAGGGTTGAAAGCATCTGCCTTATAATCAACCTCAACTTCAATCGCACCCTGAATGGACTGGAATACATCAAGAATCTGATCTGCAAAATCTGCATAGTTCACAAATTCAACAGGTGTGTCATCTTCTGCAATCAGCTTGTTCACCCAAGTGCATACAGACTTGATTGCCTGTCCGTCCGTCCACTTTGCGGAACTGTTGCCGGAAATAACACGGTTGAAGAAGATCATGCGGTTTGCCTGTTCACCTTCCTTGATCTTTGCCTGAACTGCAAACATCAACTTATCCTGTGCCTTGGTCAACTTAATTTCCATCTTCTCAATACCAATGATATATGTACCGTCCGGCACATCAGCAAAATCATTGTCAGGTGCGTTCTGCACCTCATTCTGTAATTCCTGTAAATCAACCTTTTCATCAAATGCACTGAAATCAATAGCCATAATTTTTCACCTTTTAACCTTTCTTATTTGCTTAATACTAACTTTAACAACTCAAACGCCTGAACCTCATTGAACCCGGCTTTTACATAGGAATCATAGATTTTCTTTGCAGCAGTTGCACCATCTTCCGGCGGTACATCCTGTTTAGGTGCTACCGGGTGCGGGTTCTTCATTGAACGGTTGTTTGCCGTGTTCATTCCTTCCGTGATTGCTGATGCAAGGATTGCACCAAACAGTTCATCAGGTAAACCAAAAGGATTGTTCATGTTCTTTTACCTCACTTTCTTAGCGTGTTTTTCTTACTCTGCGGGTTCTGCCAGTCGGCTGTTCATCTACTGCCGGGGTTTCATCCGCTGTTGTATCTGCATTATCAGGCTGTGCCTGTGCTGCACTTCTTCTTGTGCGTCTGCCCTTCTCCGGCGGGTTCATTGCCCCATCAATAGGATTTTCCGGCTTAGGGTTGTCTGCCTGTGCTAAACGCTTTACACCTTCACCAAATTCTTCCTTGCTGATGACCTTCATAACCTCAACACCGTCAACAATCAGGTCAACCGTGTCACCCTTGTGCTTCATCACATAGTTATCATCAGCCGGAACATAGAAGTATGTGTCTGCATCCAGTGTGACAGATTCAGAATCAGTATTTGTTGTACCGTCCTGAACAGGTTCAGACTGTTCAGCAGACTTTCTTTCCTTGCGGGTTCTTCTTGGCGGTGTTTCAAGTTCCGGCTGCGGTACAGAATCCGCTGCTGCACACGCTTCATCAAACGGGATTTCTTCACGCCCATCAGCAACCGCATCAATAGCCTTGTCACGCTCTGCCATATAATCAGCCATTTTCTGATTATTTTCAGCCACCACTTCATCATGTGTCTTGCGGGCGGTTCTGCCTGTCTTTGGTGCTGCATCTTCTGTTGTAGTAGGCGGTGTTGCTGTGGCTGTGGTCTTTTTTCCACCCCTTGCCCGTCTACCGTTTGCATCCGGCTTTTCAAGATCGGATGCAGCCTGTGCATCAGCCTGACCCATTTCTGCATCTGTCTTATACTCACCGACTTCATAGAAGTTGCGGATTTTATCAGCCACATAATTCAGGTCATTGTCAATGGCGTATGCCGGGAACATTCCCATAGGTGACTTCACTGTGTCCTTGCCACTGTTCTGTGTGTAAAAATAATATTTTCCTTCATTCACGCCTGTTCTAAGTACAATGGTGAAAAGTCCTTCAATGGTGATCTTCTCACGAAGTAACTTTCCGATCAGCTTAATAGTAGTAACACCATTTTCAAGTGTTTCTGTGTGGGTCATATAAGCAACTACCACATCATCAGGAAGTTCCTTGCATACCTCAATGATTTCAAAGTAGTTTGCACCAAAATCATTCCACTTGTCCCAACCGTTTTCTTTGATACGGTTCATGTAAGGGACTGAAAGAATATACTGGAAGTCATCAACCACCAATAACTTCTTCCCGGCTGCTGCCTGTTCCTTCATAAACTTGCAGATTTTGCGGGATTCAACCTCACTGTTCAGCATTGTGAATTTACCCTTGAACGGTAACGGCTTACCAACCGGGTTCACAACGGCAGTTGTTGCCGGATCGCAATTTCTCATACTGGTACTTTTTCCTGTACCTGATTCACCCATAATCAAAAGCATCTGTGCCATAGTTTTATTCCTCACTTTCATAAATTTTCAAAGTATGGTCAATCTTAATAGGTTGACCACCAATGAATTTCTGTTTCATTGTGTTATCTTCAATGCTGATAATTAACACACAATTATTCAACTGAAAGACAACTTCATCACCTTCTTCAAGTTTGGCATCTTCACCGAATTTTTCTTTGAAGGCTGCAATCGCAAGTTCTATTGCCTTTGAAATATCTTCCATTATTCATCACCACCTTCATCAGTGCTACCTTCTGTGATACGGCTTGACCATAAATCAGCATAATGCAGAATCAAGTACAGTGCTGTTTCGTTGCCTTTGACACCATAGTTTGCTGATTCATACAGACCATCATGGTATCTGATAGCAAATTCTTCTTCTTCCGTCAGGTCAATGAAAAGGGTTGCTAACTTGATGCTGCGGGTTGCGTGGTCAAGTGGAAGAAGTGCCGGGTTACGCTTGAACGGTTTTGATTCTGATGCCTTACCTGATTTCAGGATGTTAGGCACATACATCTGCTTGCCAAAGTCACCGCACTTACCAAGATCATGTAACGCTGCTGCAATGATGACTGAATCACGGATTTCTTCATACTTGACCTTGCCAAGAAGTGCATAACCAATGTTTTCTGCTGCCATCATTACATTTCTGCTGTGATGAACAAGACCGAACTGACAAGCAAGGTGATTTCCACCACTGCAAGGTGCTTCAAAGAATCCGATCTGTTCCATGTAATCAATCAGATCTTCCATTCCTTCACGCTTGGTTGAAAGTAAGTGGTCAACCACAAACTTCTTATTGTCAAGTTCCTTCTTGTTGTCCTCTGTCATCTGTTCAACTGTGTCCTGAACCTGTTCAGTTGTTTCCTGTGTTACTTCTGCGGTATTCTCAACCGCTGCATCTGCTTTCTTTTTTGCTGCCATGCTCTTTCACTCCTTTAATTATTTTTTATGTTGATTCCATTCTGTCAGGAATGGATAAACACCGTATAAGTTGACTGGTAATTCACCCAGTTCAATGTGTTCAATAAATTGCTTGAACTGTTCATAGTCCTTTGGATATAACAGGATGCCGATACCACCCGCCTTTTCTATTTCTCTAAGGTTGTATAACTGTAAGTCTGACGGTCTGCCGTTTGGTGCTTTCAGTTCGATTCCTAAAAACCAACCTTTGAAACATACTAACAGATCAGGAATACCGCTTTTTGTATAAGCAGCACCACCCCAGTATTTCAGCAGCCAAGCACCCTTGTCCTTCAGGAACTTCTTGACTTTGTTTTCAAAATTCTTTTCTGCTGCCATTTACTCACCGCCCAACTGTTCCTTGAACTGTGTCTGATAGTTCAGTATTTTTTCTGTATAGTCGGTTGAATAGATGCCCTTTTCCCATAACCGGGCAGCACCATCTTCACCCATGTTGTACGCCATCAAGACCATGTTGGTATCTTGATACCGTTCAAACAGTTTTCTAAGTACGAACACGCCCGCCCTGATGTTCTGATACGGGTCTGTAAAATCCGTAACACCAAGGGTATCTGTCAACCACTGATGATTGATCTGATTGATCTGCATATAACCGTAATCATTGGTTTTGCTGATGACCGCCGGGTCAAAACTGCTTTCATTCTGAATCAGTGCCATGACAAGGGTAAAATCAATGTTGTATCCGGTACAAAGGTAATATGTAAATTCCTGTTGTTCTTCCGGCATCTTGCAGTCAAGCGGTGTGAAGTCCAAGTCACCCGCACCCCAGTCAAGGGAAATTTCCTGTGTGAATGTTCTGTCATCATACGCCCCATATACAAGGGTTTCTATATTATCCCGTTCAAGTGTGCGTTCTATTGATTTCTCTTTGTCCTTGGCGGTTATATGAGTTTTCAGGGCATATACAGACACACCCCCAACAGCTAACCCAACACAAAAGGCAACACCAAGCAAGATCAAGACCCGCTTTGCCATTGCGGACTTTCTAAGGTTCTTTGAATAGTTCATGTTTCATCACCCCTTTCCGTGATTTTCAAATAAATGATTCCGGGAATCATCAGAATCGCACCAATGATATATTCTTTCAGGTGTGCGGTAAGTGGTTCATATATTCCCATTTCAACCGCATAGTCAGATGCACCGACTGCACCAATTATCAGGAATACACCGATAAATGCCATGATTCCAAATATCCAGTTAAGTATTTTTGAATAATTCATCTGTCAGTTCCTTTCCTTCCTTCAATGCTGCAAGGTTCTTTTCTTCAACCGTACCCTTCACCAGTAAGTAATAGTAAAAGCACGGTTTGGCTTGTCCTATGCGGTGAATACGCTTTTTTGACTGTTCCCACATATCACATGACCCTTTTCCAAGTGGCAAGGTGAAATAAATAATCTTGTTTGCTTTCTGATAATTACCACCCATTGCCCCGGCTTGATACTGTATGAATGTGATTGAATCATCTGCCTGATCGTATGCGGTCAAGTCCTTCTTTGACCCATTCACAACTGAATAGGGTCTGTTTAGATCAGCAAGTTTTTTCTGCATTGCTTCAAGTTCTGCGGTAAAGTTATAGAATATAATCAGCCTATCTTCTGTTGATTCAACCAAGTCCCGCAAACCTTCCAGTTTTTCCTTGTGCCACTGCCCGCACAACTGCCGTGCATATAGCATCTTGGTCAGGCTGTTATCACCGACCAGTTCAACCCGTGGTGTCACATCCGTGCCGTAATAATCTGAATCATCTTTGAACTTGCACATATTCAGGGTATCAAGCATGATGTAACTGTTTTTGATAAAATACTTGTATGCCTGTGTTACCTTAAAGAATATCTTCTGTTCAGTCTGTTCCGGCAGTTCAATCACATCAGCGGTTTTCATAAAGATGCACCCATGATCTGCAAGTTTCTTTTTCAGGTGTTTTGTGTGTTTGTACCCAGTTATCACTTCATTCTTGTACCCGTCACCGTTTTCAACCCATTCGGTCTGAACGTATGATGACCAAAACGCTTTTTTTGTAATATTCCACCCAAGCAACTGAACCTGTGACCACAACCGTTCATACTTTCCGGCTGTTGGTGTTCCTGATAATAAAATCACGCTTTCCGGCTGCATTTTCAGAATGAACTTTGACCGTTGTGCTGTTTCATTGGTTATCAGTGAACTTTCATCAAGCATCAGTGTGAACCCTTTGAGTTTCAGCAACCAATCCCGCCGGAAAGCAGTTTCATAGTTGATAACGCCTATAATCTGAACATCCTTGTTATATAATTCTTTGGTATCAACAAGTGTCCTGAAATTGATTGCTTCACTTTTCTTGGTCAGGTTCATCACACTGTCACTTGGGTAATATTCTTTGAAGTGCTGAACCCAGTCATCTATCTTGGATTTCTGACAGATGACCACATTCACCGAATTGTTCAGCAAATACATTTTTTCAGCACCCACAAAGGTCTTACCCAGTCCCATATCAAGATAATAAGCACAACGGTTAAACTGTTCAGTTCTGTTCAGTGCATCTTCCTGATGTGGCATGAAATTCAAAGTTTTCATTCTTCATCAGCGTCCTTTGGTGCTTCACCTGAAAGGTCAATCTGTAACTTTGCAACTTCAACTGCTGCTCTGTAAACTAAGGCATATTTAGAATCACCGTGGGTCTGTGTGACTTTTTCAAGAAATCTATCAATCTTTCCAAGGAAACAACCACACTTGACTGTAATTTCATTGTCCTTGTCACGATAGAATGTGGTGAAATCATTTCTACTGCCGATTGCTCC